TAGACAAAGAAATTGAGAAACGCGAACAAGCCTTAGCTAAAAAGGAAAAAGAATTTAAATTGCGTGAACTCAAAGCTGATGTAGAAAGTGACTTAAAAGAAAAAGGTCTACCTACTTCGTTTGCACATTCTTTAATTCATTTGGAAGATAACGAACAAATTAATGATGTCGTTAATTCGATTAAAGAAGATTTCGACAAAGCTGTACAAGAACAAGTTAAAGAAGCTACACGTCAATCAACACCTTACGGACAAGGTAGTGACGTATCTTCTAAAAAAGAAACATCTAAAAGTTTTGCAGAAATAGCAAGACAAAATAGAATAATTCAATAAATTGGAGGCATTTTAAATGGTAAAAGTAAACCCACAAACATTCAATCCAGATAATGTAATGATGCACGAGCACAAAGAAGGGGAATTGTTAAACGATTTCAACGAGCCTATTCTTTTAGATGTATTGCAAAACTCTAAAATCATGCAATTAGGCAAATACCAAGATATGGGCGGAAAGTCAGAGAAAAAGTTCACTTACTGGGCAGATAAACCAGGCGCTTACTGGGTAGGAGAAGGTCAAAAAATCCAAACTTCTAAACCTAGCTTACTTGAGGCGTCTATGCGTTCTCATAAATTAGGTGTTATCATCGTTGCTTCTCGTGAATACTTAAACTACACTTACTCTCGTTTCTTCGAAGCAATGAAACCTCAAATCGCTGAACAGTTCTATAAAAAGTTTGACGAAGCAGGTTTATTAAATGTAGATAACCCATTCAAACAATCAGTAGAACAATCAGCTACTGCAGCTAACAATGTAGTAAAAGGTGATATCACTTTAGATAATATCTTAGCTTTAGAGGACACTTTATTAGAAGATGATGTAGAAGCTAACGCTTTCTTATCTAAAACTCAAAACCGTACTGCGTTACGTGGAGTCCGCGATAAAGATACTAAAGAAAGCTACTATGACCGCGCTAACAACACTTTAGATGGATTACCTGTAGTTGACCTTAAATCAGATCAATTTAAAAAAGGCGACTTATACGCTGGGGACTTCAACAAAGTGTTTTATGGCATTCCTTACAACATGTCTTACAAAATTTCAGAAGATGGTCAATTATCAACTGTACAAAATGCTGACGGTTCACCAGTAAACTTATTCGAACAAGAATTAATCGCTTTACGTGTAACTATGGATGTTGCATTCCATATTGCAGATGACAAAGCATTTGCTAAATTAACAGCTGGTTCTGGTTCAACTGGTGGAAATACTGAAACTGTATAATTAATCTAGGAGGTCTTACAATGGCTTATTCTTACAAAGTCGTTCGAACGTTCATAGACAAAGAAAGCGGAAAAGTATATAAAGCAGGAGATGAATTCCCTACTGATATTACTAATGAACGTATCGAACAACTATTCCATAAACAAAACGTATATAATGAGCAATATATCGCTTTAGATGTAGATGCTAAAGCAACAAAAGCTGAATTGTTAGAAGTAGCTGATAAACATGGCGTAGACGTGTCTAAGGACGATACAAAAGCGGTAATTATAAAAACATTGGAGGGATAACATGGCTACATTAGAAAATGTAAAAATGTTACTCTCTATCGATGATGATAAGCAAGATGAACTACTCAAAATAATCATAAACAATACAGAAAAGCGTTTGATTAGTTTACTCCCACTTGAAACCGAGGAAATACCTGAAAGACTCGAGTACATCGTGGAAGAAGTATCAGTCAAACGCTTTAATCGTGTTGGTGCTGAAGGAATGACGCAAGAAAGTGTTGATGGTCGTTCTAATACTTTTCAAAGTAATGATTTTGATGAGTATATGGATGTTATCAATGCTTTATTTCCAAAAGAGACAAGTAAACGTGGTAGAGGTGTTTTCTATTGAGATACAACAAGCGTGTGAAGTTCTCTAAGGAAATTAAAGGCAGTTACAATCCTAAAACAAGTAAGTACGATGTTATGGAGAAAGTTTTTGATATAGTTCCTTGTAACATTTCTCCTTTGTCCCCGCAGCGTACAAGCCTAGAATATGGAGATGTAACAAAGCAAATCAATGTCATTCGTTTAAATGGTCATTTTGAGCGACAAGTTACACATGCTTATATCAAAGGTGTAAAACACATTATCACTAAACGTATCGATTATGAACATGACACTGTATTCTACGTTGAGGAGGTTAGTTGATGGCTAATGATATTGATGCTCTAATCAGCAGACTAGAGTACATGCACGACAACATCGATGACGATGTAGATGAAGTCCTAAAAAGTAACGCTGGAGAATTCGCTAGAGATACTGTTGTAAGTGCTAAGTCAGTTATGAACAAAGGTTACTGGACAGGAAACTTAGCGCGTATGATTAGAGATACTAAAGAAGGCAACATGAAGTACGCTGTGACCTCTAACGCTGGGTATAGTGGATTTTTAGAATACGGTACACGCTACATGGCTCCTGAAACGTTTATGTTCCCTGTTTATGAAAGATATACAAGGAAAGTCAGAGAGGACCTCGAGAGATTAATAAACGGTAAAACGGGGGGCATGTAATGAAACAATCAGCCAAACTTCAACTATTCAACTACTTATATGAAAAATTTAGTGAAATTGGTGTCCCTGTAATTGAAACTAAAGAACTTAACCAAGAGCTTAAATATCCTTTTATTGCTATTCAAACAACCACAGATAGCATGAATGTGTTAACTTTTGACAGTTTCGGTGGTAATCCTACCGCCATCGTTCATTTGTGGGGGTTGGATATTGATAAGAGTGCTAATGACAATTTGCTGATGCAAGTTCAAAACATTATGTTAGATGATATCGAGCTTGAAGGTTTCAGCTTATTCAATCCGCAGTTAGACATCAATGAATCTATTGAAATTGAAGATAATCAAGCATTATCGCATGTAACTATAAATATCGAGTATACAAGTCATTAAAGGACTTGTATTTTTTTATATACTTTTTAGGAGGGTAAAACCTATGGCAATTAAACAAGGTACTGATGAATTAGTCTTAATCCGTAAAGCCGGAGACCGTAAAGATGCAAATAAAGTAATGTGGGTAACAGAATTAGAACGTGAAACTGAAAAAGACAGAGATACAGAAGCTACTGTAGATGGTCCTGTTAACTCTGGAGGCACATTAGAGTCAACAGTTACGATTAACTGCTACATGAACCAAGACGACACGTTATGTGATGAAATTGAAGATGCTACCGAAGAAGATACCCCTTATGAATTATGGGTTATCAATAAAAAAGTTAAAAACAAAGATGGAAAATATAAAGCAGAATATCGTCAAGGATACTGGAATAGTATTGACCGTACTAACGACGCTGAAGATATCGCAGAATTTGAAACTGAATTTGGTGTATATCTTAGAAAAGTTCGTGGTTGGGCAACGTTACCAGAGCAAATCGAGAAAAACAAAGCTGCTTATGGCTTCCACGATACTGTTGCTGCAGATCCAGCTGACGATGGTCTTGTGTCAGAAATCCCACAACCTAACGAACCAAGCACAGCAGAAACTGTATAATATCGAGGGCTAGATGCCCTCTTTTTCTTTTTGACTAAATTTAAAGTGAGGTTATTAATAATATGGAAATCAAATTTAACGGTAAAACAATTGAACTATCATTCGGATTAAAGTTTTTAAACATCATTGATAAAGAAATGGGCATGGAAGCAGAACAAGTTAACTTTGGTAAAGGTACAGAAATGTTAGTACCTGCACTAGAAAGCCACAGTGTAGTAGATGTCGCTAAAGTTATTAAAGCTGCAACAGCACAAGAAAAAGGAGCGCTTAAAACCGAAGAAGATTTAGAAGCTGTTGTTGAAGATGTCATTGAAAATACTGGACTTGAAGAATTTTGTAACGAAGTCATCGAGGAACTGGGAAAGCGTGTTTTAACCCAAAACCTCGTTCCGAAAAAATACAAAAAGAACAGCAAGAAGTAGACGAAGAAGAAATATTAACGTTTGATCGTATAGTTATCTTGTGCATGAGCAAACTAAAAATTTACGACCTAGATGTTATTGAGCAAATGACACTTAGAGAATTCAACTATCGTATGTATGCACTAGAGTATGAGCAACTAGATAAAGATATGGATATGTACAAACTAGCATTTGCTATTAGAGACGCAGCTGCAGAGAAGAAGAAACGTGGCGGTAAAAAAGGCGAGACAGAATATCGTTTCAAAAGTGCAGACGATATCATGCATTATCAAGAGAACATTA